CAGCGCAATCTCGACTTGCTCTAGTGCCTCTTCATCAAAGACATGCGTGAACCCGTCTTCTTTGTACTCGTGACCGAGTAGCGACTCAGGGGCCACTGCTTCCGAGGTACAAATTTCCATGATCTCATGTTTCATGGACCCGTCGCGTGCGGCGTCACCGGCGGGTCGCGGCGGGATGTTCTCACACTTTATCTTGTTACCGGGGCAACAGATGTCGCGGCCGGCGGTCGAGCCGCCGTAGGGAAGATGAATGGTTGGCATCAGTATTCCTCCACATGTACATCTTCTGGACTTGTAGCTGCGGCGGCTACTTCCATGAGGTAGAATATCGTGCCGCGCTCTGTCATCGCCGCAGAACGCAAACGCTTTAGTGCGTTGATCCGGTTTTTGTACAATTTGTACCCGTTGGTTTGGCCTTGAGCGGTTTCGGAGAATCCCACAGAGTTAACGGTTCGGCTTTCACAAATAACGTAAAATTTTTCGGTCTCGATTTGCATATTTTAACCCTTTCTATAGTTTTCTTGGTCGGTTCTGATACACGAAAGCCCAGACGCTATCAATGGTCTTTGAAGTGACATCGGAATTAGGGTCGCGCAGACGGTCCACGAAATTGGGGTCACCCGCGATCAAACGACCCACGGTAGACTTCCGTAGGTCTTTACTCTGGATCACTTCTTCTAGGGCGGCTAGTGCATCGGTTTTAGTGGTCATAAAAAACTCCATTGACTAACTGGTTTGTATGATGCTACATACAACATGTCAACAAGATATTGCACTTCAGGTCTAACTTCCCAACCCCACCGTTGCGGGCCTGAAGTTCCCCACCCGTCAAACGGGGGCGCACGGGAGCAGTAACAAGCGCCCCCACTAAAAAGGAAAAGGGTATGACACAGAGGTACAGCGACCACATACAAGTGATAGGCGACCGCATCGAGTTTCGAGGCGTGCGTGTTGGGACCGTGACCATACCGGTCAGCACACTACGTGCGGAGTTCGAAGAAGAGATGAAGGGTAGTTATTCCGCAGGGGTTAGTCGCGGCTACGATAACGCCGTCGCGGATATCGAGGAGAAGTCGAGAAAGCGTCAAACGGATCGAGACCCAGAAGAGAACACCGTATTAGGAGTGCCCAGCACATGATTAATTACACCGAAGAATTTGACCAGGCGATGCAGCGCATCACGCAAGACCGGATGGACGAGTACGGTCACCCATCTGTGGATTTTCGGCGGGTGTGTCAGATCAAAGCGGCTGTTGAGGGTTGCCAAGACCCGCTGGTCCGGCACTGTCTTGAAATGATCGGCGTCAAGATGGCGCGGTTGACCCACACGCCAGATCACCTCGACAGCATCATCGACATCGGCGGGTATGCGCGGTGCATAGCGCTGATCTTGGATCGTAAAGTGAAAGCTAAATAGATGGACCCTTTCAAAATGACACCTTTTGGGGCGTTGGTTGCAGGTTTGGTATTGCTCACCATCGTAATATTGTTGTCCAGTTGCGCCGCTATTCCGCTAGGGGTTGGTGCTGCCACCGGCTTCTGGGCCAAGACCGAACGTGACGGCACGACGAGCATGATCTGCGAAGTGTTGAAGCTGAACCCTTCGATCATCCGACCGGATGGGTACGCGGTGCATTGCTTGGGTGAGAAAAGGTCCAATTCCGAACAGGTGCGCCATGACTGATATTGTCGAAACGCTGGAACACGCAATTGCAAACGATATTGTCGCTTTCGAGGCGGGATACGTCGAGGATTTCCAGGTTGCCGTTGCCGAAATCAGGAAGCTGCGGCGCACGGTCGAAATTCAAGCGCAAGCGATGGACCGCTGGTGCCCATGTTCCGGGTGTCGCGGCAAGCAACCGCCCGGCTACTGCCCAGTCTGTGAGAATGACGCATTGGCGCGCACGCTCAAAACCATTGTGGATATGGTGGATACCGAATTTAAGCCTGAAACAATCAAGTATTTAGCGCAACTCGCGCTCGACCAATCCCACGAAATGCGGACGCGGTTTAATCCGTCCGTTTCTAAGACAGGGGATTCCGATGGCTGAGACAATCGCAATTGATGACCCTCACGTTCTTGTAAAAAATGGTCTTTTCTACCGCCCCAACTACAGAGGCTATACATCGCAGTTGATCTACGCGGGGGTATATAGCTGTGAGGACGCGCGGAAACACGCCTCCAACACTGACAGCGTTCGCGCGGATTCTCTGGCCGCTTACATGCCGGAATTGAATGAAACCATTGAAAAGGCGGAACGTGGCCTTGAGCAACTGAAATCCGCAAGGCGAAACCTTGAGGCGCAGTTGTCCCCTATTGAACATCCTAAAACCGGAGAAAAATAATGAGCGACATTGTGGATTTATTGCGCGCCGAACAGCCGACAGGGCCGGATGACATTAAATTTGAGGCAGCCGACGAGATTGAAAGGCTACGGATGGTAATCCGTTACGCGATGATGGACGCAATGAACGGAGAGCCAACTAATCCGGGGCCTGCGCGCGCGATGTTCAACGCAATCGCTAGCCAGTGTCGGGCGGCGTTGGAGGATGGGTACGATCCCCGCAAGCTTAGAGATCGCCTTAATTCGTCGGTTAAGGAGACTCCTAAAAATGATTGATTGGCAGGACATGAAGACCGCCCCGTATGACGGAACACACATACTCATCTACGGCCAGCAAAAACCCCATGACATGATTAATGTCGTCGGCCCGATAGTCTTTAGCGGTTATTGGGACACCCTAGACCAAGCGTGGGTGTCTACAGGATCAACTTGGGCCGGACCGTTTTACGAGGCGTGGAAATGGTTGCCGCTCCCCGACGGTCCAGAAAAGCCGATTCAACCCGCCGCCAGACGCGAATGGCCATGAAAGCCCTTGAGGTGCCCGGCTCCTTTGTGTCGGACGTAGCGAAGGATTTAGGCGTCTCTAGGGCCACGCTGTACCGGGCTATGTCCAAAGAGGAATATCTACTGGCGGGCGAGGCCGCTAAAGCCAAACAAGAGAAGGAGTTAGGCGAATGAACGAGAAAAAACTTTGCATCTATCACGGCAATTGTGCCGACGGTTTCGGCGCTGCATGGGCAGTCCGGGCAGCGCTCGGCGACGTTGATGTTGAATATTTCCCCGGCGTCTACCAGCAAGACCCGCCCGACGTGACGGGCCGCGACGTGTTGCTTGTGGATTTCTCATACAAGCGCCCGGTCCTGATGGCTATGGCCGAAAAAGCGCGCACCGTTGTTGTGATCGATCACCACAAAAGCGCTGCCGAAGACTTAGAGGGGCTGAATGAGCCTTTTGTCCCGACGCAAGCGGAAAAGCCGCACGCTAACTATGACCCTGATGCGCTCGAAATTTATGCGAAATTTTGGAAAATTGCGCCTCTGTTCGCTCAATTCGATATGGACCGAAGCGGCGCGGGTATGGCTTGGGATTTCTTCAATCCCGACAAGCCGCGCCCGCCGTTGATTGACCACATCGAGGATCGAGACCTATGGCGCTTTGCGCTCGATGGTACGCGCGAAATTCAAGCTAACGTCTTTAGCCATCCTTACGATTTTGCCGTATGGGATGAATTGATGGCAATGCCGGTTGATGAATTACGCGCCGAAGGCCGGGCCATCGAGCGCAAGCATTTCAAGGATATTGCCGAGTTGGTGAAGGTTTGCCAGCGCCCCATGATAATCGGTGGGCAGGAAGTACCGGCAGCGAGCCTGCCCTACACCCTGACAAGCGATGCGGGGCATTTGATGGCGACGAACCACCCTAGCAAGATCGGCGTTTGCTATTGGGATACGGATCGCGGACGGGTGTTTTCCCTCCGCAGCACCGAAGACGGGCCGGACGTTTCGGCAATTGCAAAACAGTATGGCGGCGGTGGCCACGCGCACGCGGCGGGGTTTGAAGTCCCGCGCGATGATCCCCTTGCCGTCGCATAACCAGGGTTTTTAAACCGCCATCACAAAAGGAGAAATTTTAGATGGAAACAGTAAAAAGCACGAGTGACGAACGTACAGTCAACAACACCATGCGCCATAATTATCGCGTCCTGTCCGACGACGAAAAAGCGCAGATGCAACGCATTAAAGACTTAGGCCTACAGCTTCACGAGGAAATTGGTGCTATCGGCGATAGCCGCGAATTATCCCTCGCCAAGACCAAGGCCGAAGAAGCGGTCATGTGGTCCGTTAAGCACATTACGGGCTAGGGCCATGAGTGATCTGACACAAGTTGGCCGCATCGCCTTCCGTCACGAAGGGGAAATGTGGAATGCCTATTACGCCATGCCCGAGACAATGGATGACGCAATTTTACTTGGCTCTATCCGAATGGCGGCGGTTGCCGATGATGCTAACCGCAAGGAACTTTTCATCGCCGTGATGCGGTCAATTGTGTCGGACATCATTGAAAGCAAGGTCGGCATTAAGCCCGATTGGAAGAAACCACACCGCGCGCCCGAACATGAGCGCGCCGGGCACTCTTAGAAACCAGCCGAAAGGAGACACTATGAAATCAATATTTCCCATTTTTATCTGCGCGGCCATTTTGACGGGTTGCGACGATGGCGGGCTGCTGGACAACGACACGCAAACGGCGCGAGCCGACAAAGTTTGGCGCATGACTTCTTCGGGCAATGAT